GAGCAGTCGAACTAGCAAACACAGGGATAGCCTGATCCATCAAATAAGTCTGCACATTCGAGGCAGTCAAAACCTCGCCTGCACTAAAAGTGCGATACCCAGCGCCAGCCATTGTTCTCCCTAGAATCCTAAGTGGTTCACGTCTATTGTACCGAATACACTGTCATCTAATACTAGGAAAGTCCAATCAAGAGCAGACACACCGATTGTTACATCGTGCCTAATTTGTTCAATCTCGTGGTCCAACTTGATAATCTCGCCGTACTGCAGAATCTGGTTACCAATCCCGTTAGGCGTGAACTTGATCACAATTACATCACCAAGTTCTAGCCCAAGAACAGTTGCTTTGTTTGGCGCAGACATTGTATCGAGGTTCATAGATACGCTCTCGAAACGGTACTCCGGGTCAGCATACTTTGACACAATAAAGTTCGCCATATTGTCTAACTGGGGTTGAGATCCCAGGAATGTGTCAAGATCCTCTGAGCTAATCCCGTACACTTTTTCCGAGCGCTCATTATTTGCTGACCCAGTGCCAACGCCGGAGGAAACGGTCACGTTGTTCACGAGTAGCTCAATACCGTAATTGACATTGACCCGTGTGTAACCAATGCCTGTGCCATCATCAGCGAAGGTGACTAGCGAATCGCTTGTGGGCGTAGCTGCCGAACGGTCCAGAAATGTCAAGTCCCCGTCTTTAGCAATAAACAAAGCACCTTGTTCAGACGTTTCGACTTTTTGTAAATACTCCAAAGCGTTACCCGAGAATGTTTCTGCCTCAAGCTCTGAAACGCCAGGTGAGATGTCCCTACGGTCACTTGACCACGCTACCCCACCAGAGTCAAGAACGGCGCTTACACGGGCACCTGTGGCTTGTGGGATAGATGTCCCACTATAAGTCTGCCGAGCAAGCAGGGTAAAGTCATCTGTTGCGATGATCTCAGCCTTTGACTGCCCGCCTGGGTTGTAACCAAAGTTCCAATCGTCAATAACACCAGTGAACTGACGGACCCCATCCGTGGTGATCCTCACCGCTCGCCTTGGAATGATCTGGTTGTAAAGCGCACCCGATGTGTATAACGGGTCAAATAGTCGGGTTTCGTTATTTAGCACAATGTTCAGTGCCCCAGACGAGAACCGGTCAAGGTCACGAGATTTGCCCCGCGCAATACTCAGGTCAATCATTTGGTCTGTGATATCCGTGAACACGGAACCGCCAAGCGTATAAACGGCATTGCCAAGCACACCCGCTATAGGGTCATCGAGAATGAACCCCTCGACTGTTTCAATCTCGACAACGGTTGCCATTATGCTCTCGCAAAGACGGGACCGGATTGTCTTTCATATCGCTTGATCTCTTTGATAATCTGCTCACCGATGCGCTGACCGTCAGCACCCATACCAGCATTGACCGTAATGTTATATGTGCCACCTAAACCGCCTGCCCTGCTGAGCGGGATAATCGCTTCAGGACCGGCTTCGCCCACCAGCCCAACCGTGGGTCCGGTAACAATCCCACCTTTAGCAAACGCGGACACAGATGCGTTAGCACCCTGGAACATATTGATACCAAACCTGTCCCGCAAGGCTATCTTAGCTGCGGTTTCTTGTAACACGCCAGGACTAAAGATGCTTTGCCCGCCACCCGTTTCGCGGTTACCCCCACCGCCAGAATCAAGTTGTCTCGCCGAGTACCGGTCAAGTACGTCTCGGGTACCGCTAGTGTCCACATCACCAAACCGCATATTGTCAAACCTGCCAGGCATAGCAATCCGGTCAAAGTTGATCTCCGAGGCACGGAAGTCAATCTCGACACCAGGTAACGAATTTGCTTTTTCAATAAACCAGTTCAGACCACGGATCGAAGCATTGATAAACGTTTCCAATGCCCCGAGCATAATATTGAAACCCTCAGCAAAGAACGTTCTAATACCAAAAACAATGTCATCGAAGTCGTTAGCAAATGTGCCTAGCGCTAACAGAAGTCTGCCCAGACCAATCTCTTTGAACACTTCCATTGCTTGTGGCAAAAAGTGTGTCATCATTTCCGCTAACACACCAAGCGCCGGAATCACAAGACCTATGAGTACTGCTTCCAAAAGCGGTAACACAATGTCAATTAGTGGCAGGAACATCTCCACAAGTTCCAACACAATCGGGATTAGCGCGTCAAGCATCTCCACAAAGACAGGTAATGCTGCTTGTAGGATCCTGTCCACGGACTCAAAGATTGCACCTAGCACCGGCACAAGCATCTCGACAAGTGGACCGATTAGTTTGGCAAATGTTTCGACTAACATCTCCACCACTGGCATTAGAGCATCCAGGAGCGTGATAAACGGTGGCAACAAAGACGTGACTAGATCCACAACTATCGCAGCGATATCACCCATTATTGGGAGCAGTGGCAGGAAAGCGTCTATCAGACCAGGGAGTAACTGGAACAGCCCATCAAGTGCGGGAGCAAACGCCGCAAATGTTTCCTCAAAGATTGGTCCTAGCTTGTCTATTGTAGGCATCAACGAGTCAAGTAATGTGCCCACGATGTCAAGCAAAATATCGCCCACCGGCAAGAGCGAAGCTTTAGTAGTTTCTAAAGCCTTGTCAAACTTGAACTTGACCGTATCCGCTGTGATCTCAAAGGCTTCGTCAAGAACCCCTATCTCGTCCGTCATCTGTTCAAACAGCTTGCGGTTGTCATCCACCGATGCGCCCATTAGGTCAAGCACACCAGACAAAGCCCGCACGTTACCGAACACCGAGGTAGTTGCCTCAATGTTTCCGTCGAACTTGTCGGTCAAAGTTTCAAGGGTTGAGAACAAGCCCTTGTCTTTGATTTGTTGGCGTAAACCCTCAGCAGACAAACCCATACCGGCAAGCGCATTTTTAGCGCCGTTAGTGGGTTTAGCAAGTGTGTTTAGGATCCCACGGAGCTGTGTTGCTGCAATCGAGGCGTTAGTACCGGTCTTTGACATACCAGCCATCGCAGCACCGACCTCTTGGAAAGACACACCCAAGTTGGAAGCGATAGGCAGAACCTGACCCATAGACTGGGCGAGTTCCTCCGGTTCGAGCTTACCGAGTCGGACAGCCTCAGCAAGAACATCCACAGCCTGAGCGCCACCAAGCTGAGCCTCGCCATAAGCGTTCACCGCCGAGGTAGCAAGGTCAGCAATAGTCTTAGTATCGCCTAGACCAATAGCAGCACCCTTGAGTGATGCCTCAAGAACCTCGGTAGCTGCAGCGCCACGGAGACCAGCCGAGGTAATAAAGAACAGGGCATCTGCGGCTTCGTTAGCCGACTTGCCAAACTGTGGTCCAAGCCGAGCAGCTGCTTCCTTAAGTTCGCCTAGATCCCCTGCAGCAACACCTACTAAACCCTGGATCTTTGCAAAGCTTGTCTCAAACTCTGATGACATCTTGACAGCTGCAGCACCAATACCGGCTACCGCGGCAACAGACACCGCTGCGATACCGCCGACAGCTGCACCAAACTTGGCAAACGCGCCCGTTGCTTTCCCGAGCGCCTTAGTATTGGTGATGTACTTGATCGGGATAGTTATTTGCGAAACGCTACGAGCCACTCTTGAGCCTCACATTCACTCGCCTTGCCAAGCCATTCAGTTCACGCTCTACGGTGTCGTGTAACAAGGGTCGGTACTTGAGATATGCGCGGAAAGCATAACGACCACCCTTGCGCCTAACCAGCCTGTTCTTACCCTCAAGGACACCAATCATCCGCTGACCGGCAGGTGTGAACCCAGAACTACGAGAACCAGCCCGCTCAGTTAGGGCAAACATTCGCTTATACCCAGACTTGCCTGACGCGGTGATCTGGGCAACAGCCTTACCTGGTCCAGCCGATAACCGGAGCGAGGGCTTGACGTTCGCGGATCTCCACTGGTTGCGCTTACTGCCAGACGCCATACCACTCATTGGCGCATCAGGACGAATCGAGTCAATCTCACCCTGCATACGCGAAGTCACAGAACCAATAGATTTTTTGATTCCGTCTTTAGTCTGTTTTTGGACCTGACGGTCAAGCTCACGAAACTGGGACTTTAGTTGCTTGAACGAGACAGCATCAATCTTCTGCTCAATCATTAGACAGCCCCAATCTCCACAACTATTGTACCGCTGTCACCTGCGCCTGTTAGCTCGTTTGATCTCGCCATCTCGAACCATCTGCAACGTAAATAGCATTCTCGGTGACAAGTCCATAAGCTCATTAGGGGAGATCTTCATTTCCCAAGCCAAGCTAGCAATCATCCAGTGCGCGGACTGGTCACCGAGCGGAACTATTTTTTTGGTTCCACAGCCTCAATAGATTCGACACTATCAACCCACTTTTCAAAGTTTTCCTTAGTCACCCCGGTACGTTTTTCGGAATGCCAAGCTAAGAACAACAGGTGTGTTAGACGAACCTCGTTTTGTAGACTCGCCATCGAAATGTCAAACCGTTCCTCAAAGGCAACAATATCTGATGCCTTCGCGGCGATTTCTTTAGTGGTGTTGTCGGTATAGCCAATTTGTAGGTTGATAATCATATTGCTATGCCGTTGCTCTTGTTACAACACCGTTCACTGGCCAGGTCACAGACAGCGTTGCCAGATCTCCCACGGAGGAAGCGAAGGGCTGGGTCTGTGTACACAAAGCGTTGAACGAATAGGTCGGGTTCGTGGCGCTAACCGCTTCCCCAGTTGGTTTGATAACAATAGCCAGGTCGGTGCCAAGCGCAGCGAACAAAGTATCGTCCACGCCACTTGCAGCAAAGTCCTGGTGGAAGTCGAGCGTAACTGAAGCATCCTTCAGCCCACCGATACGAGTACGGAAAGTCGAACCGAAAGCGGTTGTTTCCTGCTCGTCTACACTAATGTCGAGAGTGACCGCAGCAAGGCTTGAACTAAAGTCTGTGCCACCGATCTCGATGTCGTAATCTGTTGCGACAAATTTTGCCACGATATTCCCCTAATCTGCGAAAACGTCTACCGAGAACTCGGCAGCTAAGTACATTGACTCATCTAATGATATCGTACCAATGTTTCCCATTTCAGTTACGCGCACATCAAAAGCTGAACCCGAAAGTGTCTTGTCTGACTCGATAGCAATCTTCACGCTGTCGCTACCGTTA